TTGCCGATATGGGCGGAGTTTTTGGTGATAAGAAGCAAACAGTCGTTGATGCGTTTGGTCTAGTTTCTACTGGTTTGGTTGGTAATTTTGATGTTGCTAAAACAGAAATTTTGCGGATTGTTGATGAAGATTTCTTAACTCCGTTCGCAGAAGCATCTTTGAAATTTGTTACCAACTGGGAAACAATTTACAAGCAAGCTATTATTGATGGCAACATATCCATTACCGATAGTTTAAGAAATAATGTTGCAATAAATGCAACATTATTTGAAGAAATGCGTGGTCATCTTGATGAAACCACCAAGAAGTGGTTAGCTCTCAAGGTTCAGGCAGATGCAGCAGCGGCAGCTCAAGAGGCTGCCGCAAGCGCTGGCGGTGGCGGTGGTGGAGGTGGTGGTGGAACCCCTTCAGCTACTGGTGGCGCAGGTGGTAGGGCTGATGTATTTGAAAATACTAACGCAAGCCGAGTTGCACGGGGCTTAAAACCATTAACCTATCAAGAGTTTGCTTTTGGTACTGGATATACTAAACCAGTTGTGCCAGTTGTTAAAAAACCAACTGGACCATTTCGTGGTTATGCAAAAGGTGGAGTAATTCCAAGCAGGAGTGATGAGAACGGTTATATCGGAAGCGGGTTTATTAATGCCCCTACTCAAGAAGGAGTACCTGCATTACTTCATGGCGGGGAATATATCCTTAATGCAAAAGCTGTTGCAAGATTAGGTATTGGTGCATTAGAAAAGCTTAACAACAACCTTATCCCAAAATTTGCCAAAGGTGGATATGTTGCACCAAAGAAGGGAGGTATTCCGTTCGGTGGTGAAGATAAAATTCTTGCTAACTCTACCAAGAAAACACCACAAGCGTTACAGGGTCCGTATGCAACATCAATTCCTGTTGTTGCTTCTCCAACAATTAATTTAAAGAAAGTTCCAATTGTAAAAAATAACATACCAGGTGAAGGTGGATACTCTACAGTTCGCACTGCATCTTTTGGGGTTGGTGGTGGTGAATTATTATTGCCAACAGTTGTTAAAGGAAAAATTTTATCTAACACTAATGCTTTTAATGCATTTGCAAATGGTGGTTATAAAGATCATTTAGGAGTTTATGCCAATTCCGCTGCTGCAAGTAAAGCTGCTGAAGTTATTCATCTTTCGGAAGCGAACAAGTTTGAAAAAATCACTAAGGCGAATATTCAAAGGAGTGGAATTTATTCTGGGATGGGTATGTTTGCTCCTGCTGTCGCACCAGTAAAGAATGAGCCTAAGAAATATGATTATATGAAGGATACAAGTTTAAACATAGTTGAAAAAGGTATTTTTAAAGGAAGCAATATATTAGGTGGAATTGGTAAATTTGCATATGGTGCGGTAGATATGTTGTCTCAAAATGCTGCTAGAATAGGAATGAGTTTATTTAATTTGGTCGGGGCGGTAACAGATGTTGCATTGCCTGGACGAAGCCTAAATCCTTTAAAAAATTTAAGTACACGACAAAATGATTTGTTTTATGGAACTGGTATGTCCATTCCTTTTGTGCCTCGTAAGTATGGTCAGCTAACAGATGTCGGTACACCAGTAGATGTAATGTGGAAACAGATTAGTGAATATGAAAAACTATCTGGTGAAAAAATCCCTACATGGAAAAAAGCATTAGCTTCTGTTGGCGGGGACCCTGCAATTAGTGACGCAATAGGTATTGCAACTATGGGTGGTGGAAGTTTAGCAAATGCTGCAGTTAAAACTGCATTGCTTAAAACAGTAAATTCAACCGTGGGGCGAGTAGGACTGAGTATGGCTCTTGGAGAAGGTGGTGCTATGGCTCTTTCTGGAAAAATAGCTCAATCCGCAGCTTTAGCTGCAAGCAATAGGGCTAGCGCTGTTTTTCAGAATAAGAATCTTTTAGGTAGAGTGCAATCAGGTGCTGCAAAAGTAACAGGCAGAGATATTGCACCAGTTGCTCCAGAGTTAATAGGTCTTAATAGACTTTATGATCCAACTAGTGCAATAAAATCAACATATGGAAAATCTCCGTCAACTATAATAGCGGATGTCCTTAGTGGAAGAATGTCATTCCCAGAAGGTGGTTTTGGTCCTAAGGCTGGCTCAATCGGGACTGGTAGTTTTATTGATGCTACGGTAGTTGGTGAAGCATCTGCTGCAACAAGCGGTGGGCTTAGTATGTTGCGGAACACAATAGCCGATTTCCAAGTAGCAAAATCTTTAATTGGCTCTCCAGCAGAGAATTTAAGTGCTGGAATAAACAAGAGTGTTCTTTCATCAATTGGTGGAAAAGCAGCTCAGGGTGTTAAAACATTTGGTTCTGCTTTTAGTAATCTTGCTTCAAATGTAAGGTATAGCGATGCTGTTCAATCAACACTAAATGCAGGAAGTTTAACATTAGCTGGCTTGAGTGGTAGAAAAGGTCTTAATTATGGCTTGATGGCAACAGGTCTTAAAAAAGCACCTCTTGGTATTAGCCCAGCGCAACTTAGAAGTTCACGATTCATTAGTGATGTAACCCCATATAATAAAGGTCAAAGCTTATTTGATAAAGCAAGATCAATGCCTGAAATGTTAAACTCTGTCTCTAATCAGTTTAAGAATTCTACGATCCTGCCAGGTAGTGCGCAAGTTGGCATGATTGACTCCTATATGGATATTCTAAACAACACTGGTGGCGACAGTAGCTACGGATACGCAAGATCTTTACTTATTGATAATGGGTTAAAATCAAAAGTTGGTTCACCAGACTATAGTTACGCAAAGCATTTGTTGTCTGAGGATCTTAAAGGAATTTTGCAGACATATTACGGGAATAATCTATTTACTCGTGCTTTAGGATCAGCAGATCCGTCCGCAATACCTCGTATTGTTGGCGAGTCAATTGATATTTATAATACTCAAGGTTATACCCTCAACGCTAATGGATTAAGAGACCAAGCGTTTGGAAGATTCTTAGCTGAATTTGACCCGCTTTCATCTCAGTTTGTTGGAACGGAAATGGCTCCGTATTCTTGGGAAATGAATTTGCGCAAAATGTTAACACAGCCAAAGGATACACAAGCTGGTTTTGGAGGCAACCTTCGGAGTGTGTTTAGAAATATTCAAAATACTGCTGAAACATATCCAAATATAGCAAAAATACAGTTACGACAATTGCTTGGTAATGATGCGTCTATTGCAAGTGATTTTGGAGCGCAAAGTTGGTTGAACGATACAGGTTCCATTACAGGTATGCCTACATTTGGAGATGGTTCTGGGTTTAAGGATTTAAATCCCTACGACTTACTTAATCCTGGATTAAGCAGGGTCCAAAAACTCGCTAGGCAGTATTTGTTGACTAGCAATTTAACAGACATGCCAGATCTCATGAATCTAGTAAAAAGTATTACAGAAGATTATAGTTTTGCAACAACAACTCCTGGGCGAAATTTGCAGGAATATATTGCAACATCAAGACCTGAACTCGCCAGCTTTGGTGACATCGCTCCATATAAGTCATCACTGTATGTAAAATCAAGACTACCAAAAGAAAGCATGGGTCTATCAAGTGGTATTACCGCCTTGTCGGGCGTGGGATCAACAGGTGGGGGTTTTGGAACATTAAACCATTTAGTTGGGCTGGATGAAACCTATAATACTCTATGGGAGTCGTATCGTACAGTTTCAGCTCAGATTCGTGGTATTAACGAGAATGACAACTTCCCTCTATGGATGCCTACATGGGAACAGTTTGATATGTCTTGGAAGCAAACCTTGGATGATATTATTGAAGACATTAATTCATATGCATCAGTTGGAGGCTCTTTTGTAGGAGGAATGCTACAGGGCGGCTCAGCGAAACAAATAGAAGATTATCTTCTTACATTAGTTACAAAAAACATGCATGATACTTGGGCAGGTCCTGGAGGCACAGCCACTTTAAATGGGGATCTTTTAAATCTTGGGCTTGGTTATTATGATCAGAGTTCAGGACGAACAGCTTTTGATCAACTTACTGGAAGACAGTCAAGAGGATGGTTTTATGGTCTAAGAAACGACAGGTTTATTCAGTCTGATCGTTCATTTAGTCCAGCTAATAGTATTTATGATGTAGCGGCGGAGATTGCAGCCACTGGTGTGCGACAGTTTGAATCTGTAAGCTCAGCAGGTAGCCAAGCAGCAGTAATTGGATCAACGGGTAGTGGAACAATCGGCACATCATATCGTGATTTAACAGAACATGCGCTGCAACAACTTTCTTTCTACACTGCCAATGTTCCGTTTAATGAATTTAAACTTTCTGAATTTTATTTAAATAATGCTGCCAACCTGGGTAATGCATCCGTCTTTACAAAAGAAGGAAATATTCAGGCAATGCTGGATCAAGCGTCTTCTGGATCTAAAATCCCAGATGATTTTACACAGCTTATAGACGACATATTTGGCGAGGGCGAGGAACCTTCTTTTGTATCTGCAGTATGGCGGGATTGGTTCAGCACAAGAGGAACATTATTCCGCGCCTCAACGGATCCAAAGAATTTTACGCTACAGGCTTATGCTCAAAGTCCGTTTGATTCTCAACTGTACCAGACTTTGCATCAAAATAGTGATTTTGGTCAACTTTTTGATCCCTCTCGTCAGGGTTATGGATTAGATATTGGAGCAGAAATAGTAAATGGTGAAATTGTTGCTAGTGTAAGAAATTTAAAATACAATCCAGCACTGTATCACCTAGCTAATAGACTAATTGATCCACTAAAACAATCTCTTATAAAAACTCAAGGTTATGATATATTGGATAATCCAATAGTTAAAGGTTTAACTGGAAGTGATATTCTGCGAAGTCGTCAATTTGCAGACCTGCTTCAAATGCCTGATGCTTATCAACTTCCAGATAGCCCTCTTGACAATATTGCCCCTAATTTATTTAGTGACTTTGATAAGCTTAACTATGTATCTACATCTGGCTTATATTCATATGATTTCCCGTTGTCTCCAAAGGAACATGAGTGGGTCTCTCGTTTTGCAGAAAAAATGTTGGCAAGTCCATTAGATCTTAGTAAGAAAATATCCCTTCCCCTAGTGGATGGTCACAGAACTTTGCCAGGTGCTCGCTATGAAGGTTTAAAGATGCCAGGTGTCAAAGACAATTTCATCAATCCATCGTTTGAGCGTGAATTGAGATCCACTGACTCGTGGTTGCTTAATCTTGTAAACGATATGAGACAAAATGTTACAGGGTCAGGAACTCCAGTAATGAGAGAAAGATTGGCGTTTTTCAATTATTTGAATTCATTCCTTACTGGAGGGACTGGTGGGGGTTTTTATACACAATATTTTGATCCACAATTAAAGAACGATCCAAATCAAATGGAGATGTTTAATTTAATTAATGACTCAGCAAAAGCTACAAATATGGAAGTGCTCGGTAAAGAAACAACATCATTCCCAAGTATTTACCCTGGTGGTTACACAAGTACTTTCGCAAGATCTTTGACAGCAACAAATATGCTTCAGGGTCATAAAATGGCTATTGCTGATGTTGTAGCTCTGTATTCAAGTAATGTCTCTAATTTTGCACAAAGAGCTGCTGAGCATAGCCTCCCATTGGCTCCATTATTTCCTAGTTCAACTAATGACATTAGCCCGTATACTCAGGAATTTGTTAATCAATCTACACCTATGGACTCTAGTGGCTCTCTAAGATACATATTAAAACCATCAGAATTGATTAAACTTATTGGAGATGGAATTAAGGCTCAAGGCAGAATTGGAGGTTTGCTTCCAGATAAGAGTCTGTTCCCAGAAAATATTTCTAATCCTTTAAGTACAATACCTAAGAGATATACTGACGCATATGGCAATCCACGACTGCATGATCTCCATCCTTTTAAAACTGGTGGTTATGTTCCTGGGTCTCCATCAACACCATTCCCTGCAATGCTGCACGGTGGTGAATATGTAATTAATGCTGATGCTGTAAGAAGCATGGGTGTAAGAACAATGCAGTCAATCAACCGTTCAAAGTTTAATGTTCCATCTGGCTCCCCAGCCTATTCTGGTGGTGGCACAACCAGCGTATCAACAGTCAATATTAATGTTGAAACATTTGTTGGGGAAGAGGAATGGTTCAAGTCAATGATGAAGAGTTACAATGTTAATGTTCTTCCAAAAATGAATAAGGCTGCTGGTAATGAGTCTAGAACATTTACAAGCTATAATGGTATTAACTAATGGCTATTCAACAACCTAACATCACCCATCTTGTTGTCCTTAATGGGGAAGAGATTACCGAGCATAACCGTATATTCAGTGGTAGTATGATTACATCTGCTGCTAATACCGAACTTTTAAACGGGAATAGAAAAAGGTTTATTAAGAACGCAAAAAATAATTACACCTTCTCTTTTACCTACCTTCCAGACAAACCATCAGAAACTATTGATGGTCGTAAGAGTCGGAACTATCTTTATGATCTTGCTAGAGCTCCATCGTCAGCTACGCTATCAATTAAATTGGACCCTGATGATGCATTCTATAATACAGTTGTTTATGTAGAGTCATATTCAGAAACATTAATTAGAAGAGATATTCCCAACCAGTGTGCTTATTACAATGTTGAGATTTCTCTTAAAGAGAAATAGCAATGGCAGACAGTTTCTATAGTTTTAGTGAACCCCTTAATAGTGGTGTAGATTTCTATAATGCCGATGATGCTAAGTTAATATCTATTTCGTTATCTGGTAATGTCAGCATTACATTTATTGATGATATTGAAAAAACATCGTTTATTTCCGAAGGGTTGTCTTCAGATACAAACATAGCAGTTGCGGCTACAAGAATAGTCCTTGCCTCAACAAGTATTTCCGATCTGCTTTCAGCAACCGTAACTGCTGGCACAGCAATAAGAGAAGGGTCATTAGTTGTTATTAGTGCAACCTCTTCACTAACTGCGTTAGGTACAAAAATAGCATATGCTTCATCTACAATAGATTGCACAACGAGTGTTGATGCAGTAGGCGTAAAAATATCATTGGCTTCATCCGCAATAGACTCGGCGGCTTCAATTGATACAGTTGCTACAAAGATAGCTTATGGAAATACTAATATTCTATCTACTTCTGATGTTACTGTATCTGCATTAAGAATTAGATTTGTAAGTTCTTTAATATCAGTACTTGGTAATGTTACAACGGTGCCGAATGCTAGTACTGTAAATGCTCGTATATTCCTTACAACAATTAAAATAAATATTAACACATCTAATAGCAGTACAAGAGCAGAAATGATTCGGTTTAGCCCGAACATCACAGCTGACTCTTCATTAATACGAGCTTTACTCTTATTGGATGGCTCTCCTCTTACAAACCAGTCAAGAACATTTGATATTTCTACAACTCCAGTGTTTATAGAAAATAATAATTGGGCAGGAGATTCGTCTAGGTATTACAAGAACTCTGCTCAGTATGGCGGGTCCAAGAGAACATTTAATGCCAAATGGAGCTTCATCCCGAATAAGAGTGATGAAACAGTTGATTACAGGGAGTCTAGAAACTATTTGAAAGATGCAGCAATGGATTCAGATATCCATACTTTAACAATTATCAATCAAGATGAAAATGGTATAACCCCCTATACCGAAGAGTCAGTAAGTGTCTTTATTACTAATTTTAATGAAAAATTGTTAAGAAGGGATTTGGTTAGTGGTGTATACTATTTTGATTGCGCAATGACGCTGGAAGAGGTTTAAATGTTAACATCTGGACTATATGGCAAGGAGTTCTCTACTTCATTTAATTCAGCGATTGTTGCACCAGCCCAGAAGATAAAGCCAAAAATTATTATCAAATGGCTGGATAGTCGTCATCTTGACAACTTAGTTGTCACAACAAATGATGCTCCTGCAAATACAGCCTATCCGACTCGGGGCTTCTTCTTCCCTGTTGCCGAAGCTTTTAACGGAATTAAAAGACAATCATTTACTTGGGCAGTTGCTGGTGCTAAAGATATAAATGGTGATGTAATTAAAGCAGATGGTAGTTGGTATGCAATGCCATCTCTTACTACTAATGACTTGGCTAACACGCAAATTGGAAGCAGTCTTGAATTCGGATGGTGGTCAAATAGTACAAGCACTTCTAATGCTCACGCTACGCATAGTGGATATGGATTTACTACTGACCCATATATCCAAGCAACTTTTACAACAAGAAAAGTAAATAAAATTAGAATTGTAACATCAGAATTTTATGGTCAAATATCAACATATACTGTTGAAGCTTATGATGGTTCTTTAAATTTAGTTTTGAGTGAAGTTGGAGAGATTCCTATTGGTGGGTATTACATGGACCACATCTTATCAAGTGCATTAACAACACAGAATATTTCAAAGATTAAAGTGATTATTCATTCAACTTCATATCCGCAAGATTATGCAAGAATCCAAGAAATCATTCCTTTGTACGAAGAAGATATTAGTGACTACATTATTTCGTACTCAGTGAATAGAACTCGGGATGTTCATTCCACCAGTCTGCCAATCGGCGGGTCAGAGACTGCTGTTGTTGATTTAACATTAGATAATACAACAAAGGTTTTCAATTTATTTAATACATCATCGCTTTATGGTAAGTATATGGTAAAAGATTTGGAAGTTGAAGTCTTTACTGGATGGAGAATCAAAAAACCAAGTAATATTAATATTAATGCATCCTACCTAGAGACTCAGCTTGCTAGTAATATTTCTAATACAGCGATGTCGTTCACAGTTTTAGACAAATCCAATATTCCTACTGGCGGGTCTGGTAATGAATTCATTGTTGTTATTGATCGTGATACACAGTCCGAAGAAACTATCCTCTGCTCTTCAGTAGATAGTTCTAGTGTCGTAACAGTATTAGAGCGTGGGTATGGCGGCTCTATTGCTAAAAGCCATACTACTGCAAGCATTGTTCGTTTTGATATTTATGAATATGTAAAAAATGGGACATTTTATGTTGATGAATGGTCAATTGGTACAGATATGACAGTGAGTGCTAATTTGCAAGATTGGACAAAATATTTGTCTGAACGGACCATCAACTACGGTTTCTTTCTACAGAATGCTTACGCAGATGAGGCTGTTGAAAATCTTCTATTGAGAGCAAATTTCCCAAAAGCAGATATTGAAAGATTGCAGAGCTATAAGCGTGGTGCTCGTGCAAGAGGAGCTATTGCATCGTATTCATTTAACGAGGATACCGTTGACAGGAGTGGTAATAATATCATCCCAGCGACTGGATTGAGGGCACGATTTTGGGGGATGCCATCAAATAAAAAAGATGTTTCCGTTAAGGATATTCTGGCAGATGCTATTGATAAAGAATTGTCCCCGATGGATAAAGCCCTTGAGGTAGAAAAATTTACTTCTCCAACGATTACGGCGCTCTCTAAAGCGATATCATCGTCTAGTGCGTATGCTTTAGATTTGAATGACTTCACTTTTACTGGAGTTGACGGTACTGTTTATTCTGAATATTATAATGGTGTATTTGATGGATATTATATACCAACAGATTCTGGTTTACAACAAATTATTATTAGAATAGCGTATGGCGGGGTTAGGGTTTATTTAGATGATATTATAATTCTTAATCGCTATAATCTAACGACAACATCCACAAGATTTGCATCAAGTTCTGTCAATCTTACTGCTGGTGTTCCACGAAAAATAAGAATTGAATTCTATCATTCTTTCAACACTGGCGGAGTTGCTTCATTTGATATAACTCTATACAAAGCATTGAGTGGTGGGTCAGATGTTTTGGTGAGTGCAAACGAGTGCTGCACGATTGCTGCGCTGGATAGTATCGGGACAAAAGACCCATCTAGAACTCTTACTGTTGCTGATGCTAATAATCATAGGAATAATGCAATATATATTAATTCACCAAAATTAAGTCAACCTTCATTTTTGGTTTCTGATCTAGATGATCAATCAGTTTTGCTGGAGTCAAATTCATATATTAGAATACCGAGCGATGCAAGTCTTGATGTGACTACTGATGCAGGATGGTCAATTGAGTTTTACGGGAAATTCCACAATGGATCTTTCAGTAGTGATGGAGAATATTTGAGTTCTTGGAATAATTCAACATCTACTGCTGGTTTTGAATTTTTTAATAATTCTACATCGCATGGTTTTAAAGTTAAAGCAATTGCAAACTCTGTTGTTGTAACAGAAACTGTTTCTTCTAATACTGCATTGTCTAATTCTTCTGTGTCACACTTGGTTGCTACTTTTGATGGAAGTAATCTTAAATATTATGTTAATGGGGCTCTATCAGACACAGAGCCTGTTGCTGGTTCAATTGTTTCTTGGGCTTCAAAGCCAATTACGATTGGTGGGAGAGGGGCAACCTATACGGCTGGGGCAGAAGTAGCCCCAGCAACGATTAGAAGTCTGTATGCTGATGAGTTTGCTATCTATAATGAATGTCTTACTTCTACCCAAGTAAGCGATAGGTATACTGAGGCAAAGATGCAACCTTTGACTCAATTTGCATTCTTGTATGGCAATGAGGATTCCATTAGAGGTATTATGGATGGGATTACTTTTGCTGATATGGGTCGTGTTTATGTGGATGAAACTGACCATGCAAGATACGAGCATTACTACCGATTCTTTGAACCTACAATTAATCAACATGCTGTTATTCAAACATCAATTAGTGATTCAACAAATATAACAGAAGCTAACTATGTTGTTTCTTTACAGTGTAACAAGGTTATTGTTCCAGTAGGTGGTATCCAGACATCTTCATCTACGGTGCAGAATTTATGGACAGCTCCAGATAACGCCTCATTAGCAGTTACTGCTCTTACTGCGAATCTTGCAAGTAACGCAAGCGGTGCTAATTCCGTTATGTATGTTTCTACTACACTAGATCCAGTTTACCCAAAGACTGGTTATCTTAAAATTGATGATGAGATTATTAAGTACATCTCAAAAACAGCGGTGTCTTTTAATGGGTTAGAGCGTGGACAGTTCCAAACGACTGCTGCTGCTCATACTTCGGGAACAAAGGTTAGAGAATCTAGATATTACGACCTTAAGTTTGATAAGTCTCCATCTTATAATATTAGGAGCCCGTTTGTTTCTTCAATTCTCTTTGATTCTCCAGCCCGAGTTGAAATATCTAGATACTTACCGTATGCGTATGGAGCTGAGTTAATTGTTTCTGCTACTACCGATGTTGAGCAGGGTAAGCTTGCTTGGTTGCAGGGTACAAACCCAGAAACGCAGTATCCTTATGCAACAACAATTGGTGGGATTGCTGTTGAGATGACTGAGCAGAATACTCAAGTTAAAGAACAATCAGCTTCAACAGATGCAAGTATCAAAAAATATGGGATTAAAGATTTAACAATCCAAAGCCCATTCATTACAGACTCTGTTCATGCAAAAAAACTAGCTGATTTTATTATTGAAAAAACACAACTACCAGTCCCAATTATTAATATATCAGTTACAGCAATGCCAAAGGTTCAATTGGGTGATAGAATTAGAATAACGGCACTTAATGCGTTAGACATAGTTAATACTGATTATTGGGTGATTTCTCATAGTACAACTATTGGTGATACTGTAACGCAGAATTTAGTCTTACGAGGTGTTTCTTAATGGCTAGTGAAAATACTATCTACTTTTATCCTGGTCGGGGTGGTCACTCTCATGATGGAGAGAACTCTAGTTTTATTGATACATCTAAGTATTCTTTGTTTGACTTTTCATGGGGTAGATTTGGAGATCCTGATCGTAGAGCATCTCAAGACATAAATTATTTTGGATTTGAAAACTTTATTATAGAGACAGTTAATAAAGCGGTATTAAAACCTGCGGGTCTAATTTTACAACCAGGAACTGTTAATGGTGATTCAGATATTATTTCTAATTCTATTTCTACAAAGCTAATTGCTGCAGATGCTATTACTGCAAATGAAATTCTGGCGGGGACTATCACTGCAGATGAACTATCTGCAAACATTGTTCTTGTTAATAATGTTATTAGAAGTAATAACTTTGATGGGACAGTTCTCGCCAATGGTGCCATCACTACTGCTGGCACAGTGGGTTGGGCTGTATCTGGTCAGGGTCAAGCCGTTTTTGATACAACCTTTATTAGAGGACAGATAGACGCTGCATCTGTTCATACTCCAGGTATTGATATTGATTCCGCTGGTAATCTAAATGCCAATAATTTTAATTTGTATGCCAACGGTGCTATATATGCATCAGGCGGTAATTTTCAAGTTAGCGCAGCTGGAAATCTTTACGCACAAAATGTAGATATAACGGGAGAGATAAATGCAACTTCTGGAAGCGTTAGCGGTAATTTAGTAAGCGGTGGAACAATTTCGGGCGTTGCGCTTGAAATAGGCGCTAATTTTGAGGTTGATGCATCTGGAAACCTTTTTGCAAATAATGCCATAATTTATGGAGATGTATATGCTTCTGGCGGAGAAATTGCTGGTTGGGTGATAGGCGCAGATACTATTTCCGCATCTGGTGGAGAAATTGCATTATACCAAGAAGCTGGGTACGGAGCAGTGATTGCTGGTACTGGCGCTGGAACACAAATTATCTTGAATTCCGAAGCGCAACTGCATGCAGAGTTTGGCGGTATAGAAACTGACATCAATTTCCAAACAGATACTGCATATGTTTTTAGAATAAACGATGGTACCGATCTTCTGAGAGCTGGTGCTGGCTACATGTCAGTGTCCCGAGGTGCTTCATTTTCGGCTATAAACTACGATTATTTGTATACAGTTGGTGAGGCTACTTTTGCTACTGGGTGGGTTACTGGTAGTGGCATAGCATATCCTGGATGCACGACTGGTCCAGGTACTTTTAACAACATGGGGCTTGTTTGGGATAACCCAGATATACGAGGCACAGTAGATAATGCTGTATCAATGGTTCTTGGAACATTATCGGATGTAAGGTCAAAGTCGTATATTTTAAATGCAGAAGATACTTGGCTAAATAAATTATACGATTCATTAAGGGTCGTATCTTTTAACCCAGTAGATGTATTAGATGAAGAAAATCTGCATTTATACCCAAGAAGACTTGGCTTAATAGCACAGGAGGTTGATGAGGTTCTGCCTGATTTGGTGGTTTCGGCAAACCCGTATGATGAAGAAGCTTTCCTTTCAGTTAATTATCTTGGATTGGTTCCTTATTTAATACAGGCGGTGCAGAATTTGAACAATCGTGTCAAAGAACTGGAAAATGAGGTATAAATGAACAAGGATGAATTAACTACATATATTTATAATAATATGTCTCAATATAGACCGATTAATATAATCTTAGCTACGAAATCTGCTGAAGCATTTTGGGGAGTATTTCAAACTAAATTAACATCAAATGATACAGATATAGCTGAACTATTGGATGCTTTCATTGAAAAGACCTTTAAAAGACAATAGTGAGGTATAATAGATAAATGGCTTACGAGAACTATACACAAATTTCATGGACTGATGGAACCCCAATTACAGGGGACAGACTTCAGCAGATGTCTACAAATATCCAGCAAGTTAAAGAGTCTACTGACGATAATCCACAAGGTGTCAAGAAGCTAACAACGGTTACTAGCACAGTTGGACCGTTTACTGATTACCAGTCTGCTCATGAGATTATTAACTTAAAAGATAACTCTGGTACTGGTGGTGGGGATAATCGTGTAAGTATCGGGGTTAGTCGTTACTATCGGGTAACAGTTAACTTTCCAGGTTTTACAGTTGATACTAAGGGTGCTGAAGACAGTACCTACATATTAACTCTTCGTTCAGGCGTTTCAGGTGGTGCTAATACTGTTATTAGCACTTTTTCTTTTACTCCTCCACCATTTACTTACATTGATGTCTCAGCTGGAGCTAACGCAACAATTGCTAATAACACTTTGCGCAATAACGCTTATGATTCCAAGTTTGGTTCTGGATCGTACTCCGTAGTTTTAGCAAGCAATGTTTCTGGGTTTCAGAATAGCTCATTCTTTGCCGCTGTAGATAGAAACTCTGGTGCATCTACAAATAACTTGCCAGCTTACTCTGTTGTTGTTTCTAGCGGAACCATTCCCCTTCAGCTATATGTTGAAGATGTTGGCGGGATTGCATAATACACTAAAATGGGTTTAGCTTCTAAAAGAAAAGACATTGACTGGTCAACCAAATTTCTTTCTGGAGAGGACAGTCCTAATTACAACGGTGGAAAATATATTGACGATAAGGGGTATGTTCGGGTTTTAAAACCAGATCATCCTAAGAATATTCGTGGTTATACCTATGAGCATAGGCTTGTAATTGAGCAATATCTGTGTAGGTATTTGCAACCGTGGGAAACTGTTCATCACATTAACGAGATTAAAATAGATAACCGTTTATCTAATCTATTTCTCTGCACTCCTCAAGAGCATAGTGCCTTGCATAAGGAAGGGAATAAGATGTCAGATAGCCATCGTGCTAAGATGAGGGAAACTGCTAACAAAGTAAAACCTCATACTAAAAAGAAAAATGCATCAAAAGCTATAATTATTAAAAAAAGACTCCCGTAGCAACTTTTAGCATATCCTTATGATATGCTGTAAAGAACCCAAAGGAGTCCTTATGAAAGTTTGTGCAGGTGAAGGTTGTGGAATAGAGTTTGAACCACAAACAGCGAATCATAAATACGCTGACAAGTTATGTCGTCAATCAATAGATGTTAATGGATTATGTAAACATAGAAGGGATAATGGATTGTTTGATATTCAACCAGACCCATTGACTGGAGCAATTCCGTCAAGCGATAGTGAATTGAGGCTTTCTTATAACAAGCTTCTTAGCGAATACACAAAGTTGAAAACAAAGAGTGATGATCTAGCTGGTGCTATCTATCGTGCTGTAAAAGAAGATATTGAAACAGTTAAGTATGTACCAGTAAACAAGCCAAAGCTTGATAGAAAAACCAAGGGCGAAGAAGTCGCTGTTGCAGTTCTAGCAGACTGGCAACTTGCTAAAGTCACCCCTGACTATAACTCCAAAGTTTGCGAAGAGCGCATTGAACTTTTTGCTGAGAAGGTAATTCAACTTACAGAAATCCAAAGAAAAGATCACCCTGTAAAGGAACTTAGAATTTGGGCTTTGGGAGATATTATTGAAGGTGAGTTAATCTTCCCAGGTCAGTCATTCTTAGTTGATGGTGGTTTGTATAGACAAATTACTGTTGATGGTCCACGCATCATGAAGAACTTTATCAACAAGATGTTGGAGAACTTTGAGAAGGTAACATTTGTTGGTGTTATCGGTAATCATGGTTCTATCGGTGGTCGTGCAAGACGAGACCATGACCCTGAGACTAATGGTGACAGAATGCTTTATCGTATTACTCAATTAATGTTTGAAAAAGAAAAGCGTGTTGAGTTCAAGATACCTGATGGTCGTGGTGAAAGACATTGGTACGCCGTTGATACAATCGGTAACTATAAAGCAATGCTTTGTCACGGTGATCAATTCGGTAGTCTATCAGCCTTTCACTCTTTCCAGAAGAAAGCTTATGGTTGGAAGATTGGGGCTTTGGATGAAGACTTTGATGATATCTTCATTGGTCACTTCCATACTCCTACCAAGATGACATTCAATACTGTTCAGTTAAGAATTTCAGGTAGCCCCGAGTCAGTTAACACATATGCTGCAGAAGTCCTTGCTGCTGCTGGCAGACCTTCTCAGTCACTGTATTTCGTACATCCTGAGAATGGTATTGTTACAGCCGAGTATAACTGCTGGTTAAACTAATATGGTAAAAGCTACTGGTATCTATTGTCAGCATTGTGCTGGGCGTATGTTTACTGGTCAGCAGTATTATGCTTTCCAAAAAAACTATATTGACCTGACTTGCTTGAGATGTGCTGCATCAATTGATGTAGAAGTCAAAAAGTTAAATAAAGTATTGCGGTATTTGAATTTCAAAACTGTGGAGGAACGCCATGATATCCAAGAAACCAATCGCAAATAAATTTTATAAGTACGCTGGTTCTATTGTTAAAATTAAGAAAATTTCTAAGCTCAAGAATAAAATTTTTATTGAAAAACTGACAAATAAAGAAATTATAACAATTCCATATGAGCAATCAGAAATCTTAATCATAAGGTTGTATACTGTTGGGGAAGTTGCTAAGATTGTTGAGCGTAGACCCGATACTCTTAGGAAATACGAAAGAAAAAATTTAATTCCTTCGGCTAGTAAGTTTGGAGATGAATATCCAGGTTATGCTAGTTGGAGATATTATGATGAGAGTGCAGTATATGAAATGGTTGAATTTTTCAATCAAAGAACACAAGGTCGCCCCATTACTCAAAGTGGTATTGGGGTTAGTAATAAAATAAAGTTATTAGATCAAAAAATCAAACTTCATAGATGAGGATGTTATGACAACAGATAAAGAAAAAGGTACAGAAATTTGGGCTTCATTGGGTATTACCAAGAATCTTGGTAATTATGAATCACTAAGGCTTGATGCAGGCGCACGAACGCAGGCATCAGACCCTAACGACCCTGAAGCATGGGCAAAGGTTTGGGCTTCAATTGATTCCCAGATTGAAGCCAAGTTGCAAGAACTAGATAATGAAAGCCCAAAGTGATTGGCGAGTAATTGCAGTTTGTGCAAATGATGAACAGCCAATTGCTTGGCTATCGTATGATATTGAAGATATACAATATGCCAAGCACGGCTGTTCACAATGCAAGGTAAGAGTGGAATGTTTCTTAAGTGCATGGGATAATAAACCTTATGTCGGAGTTAATGCAGGGATATCAGAGTATGATTTCCTAATGCTTACTTGGAAGGAGTCAAAGAAATCTAATGGAAGTAACTGGTCTAGAACTAATAAAATTCTTCAAGGAATCTTGCAAAAAGTCAAATAAGCTTTTTATTCCAGATTCTCCAAGACAGGAATCTGTCGCAGACGCATTAGCTGAATTTTATAAAAAAGAAGAATTGTTTAATGCGGTACAATTATTTATAAAATCAAAGACTGGACCATTCTTGGTTTTTGATTTTGCGATAGAATCAAGATCATATGTTGATAAAACAAAGTTTGAATCAAAGTCTGTCAACGCTTTTAAAGAAATAGTAGAACAAACCAAAAAGAGAATGGAATCTGAATGAACTATGAGATTAGATTACTCAACTGCATTATTGATCAAGACGGTTACTCTGAGGCGGTAAACGCAGGCGCAGAGAATGTGTTTGTTGAATATCGTGATATTTGGAACTTTGTTATCAGTCACTTTGATGAGCATAAGAAAGTTCCATCAAAAGATACTGTAAAGCACCATCACCCAGACTTTGAGTTTGTTGCTACACCTGAGCCTTTGAAGTATTATCTTGATGATGCAAAGCGAGAATCATTATCATATCAAACAAGAACAATTGTTTCTAAAGCTCACTCAATACTCGGGGAGTTAGGTCCAAAAGAATCACTCTCTTTCCTCATGGAAGAAACATCTCGGCTGTACAAGTTCTCTAGTAGCCTTAAAGAT